GACTGGATACTCTTCTTTAACAGGGTATCCTGTAACGGAAAGAGAAACATATGGACGTGCTTCAGAACGTCTTCGTAATTCACCAGTTGGGTTTGGTGAAGACGAAGAAATGAAGCGCGGTGGCCGCGCAAAGAAACGCACTCAGCGTGCTTCTGGTGGCCGCGCTAAGGGCAAGTCAAATATTAACATTGTGATTGCTCCGCAGCCTGCCGCTCAGGGCCCAATGCCTATGGGCGGTATGCCTCCGCGTCCTCCAATGCCAATGCCGATGCCTCCGGCTCCGGGTGGTATGCCTCCGGGTGTAATGCCTCCGGGCGCTGGCGGAATGCCGATGCCAATCCCAATGCCGATGGCTGGCGGCGCTCCGGCTCCTGCTCCGCAAGGCGCTGGCGTTCCGGGTTTGCCCGGCATGGCTCCGCTGCCCCGCAAGTCGGGTGGCCGCGTTAAATCTTTTAAGGATATGACGGCTGGCGCTGGATCGGGTGAAGGCCGTCTGCAAAAGGAAGAAATGCAGGAATACAAGCGCACAGCCCGCAAGGCTGGCGGCAAAGTTCCTAACATGACGTTTGGTGCTGGTAGCGGCCCCGGACGTATCGAAAAGATTCACGCTTACGGTGAGAACCCGCATGGGGAAGCTGCCCCAAAACCGAAAAAGCGCAGTTGGACAATGTGATCCGATTGAATTGAGTGAGGGCCCGGACATTGATCCGGGCCTTTCTCATGTTCTGGACATGATTAACGGATGCTGCGCTGTGTGCGGAGCGCCCTCAATTTTTATCGGGAAAACCATTTTGGGGCACTGCACTGGAGAAAGTGTAATCGTTAGTGTCAATAAGCGTGCCGCCCAAAAACGGTACGAAGAGCTAATTGATCAGCTTGTCCAGTGGCAGAGGCATGACGAAAACATACGGTTCCCATCTGGAGAGGGTGTTTGACGCCCTAGTAAACGAAGCCATCGCAGACGAGAAATCCGTCTTAGAGGCTGGGAACCTTGCTTCGTTTGATGAGTATCGGAACCGCACCGGCTACATCCGGGGGCTTCGCACTGCTTTAGATCTATTGGATGAAGCTGAATACTTTGTGCGTACCGGCAAAAGACGGGGAGAGGAAGAGTAACGTGCCCTATATGAAAATGACTCATGCTGTTGATCCCAAAAAGGAAATCTGGGATCAGATTGGCGACATTAACGATATCAGCTTGTTCAATACGCAGGTGATGGTTGCTTTGTATGTTCGTCCAGAAAAGACGGCAAGCGGCCTTTTCCTTGCGGCGCAAACCCGCGACGAAGACAAATGGCAGGGCAAAGTTGGCCTTGTGATTAAGAAAGGCCCCCAAGCTTTTGTGGAGGGGGATGATTCGGCGTGGTTTGACGGAGCAAATGTAGAGGTAAACGATTGGGTTTACTTCCGACACTCTGACGCATGGCTTGTGACAGTGCATGGCGTGACTTGCGCCATCCTGAAAGACGTTAACATTCGGGGCAAGCTTGCCTCTCCTGATCAGGTTTGGTGATAGATATGTCAGAAGAACAGGTTGAACTTCAGTTGGACGAGCCCGCACCAGAAGTGGTGATTGAGGACGTTAAGGACGGAACAAAAGAGCCTGAAAAGAAGGGCAAAATGCCTGAAGAAGGCATTGATGAGCTAAAGAAAATGCTAGAGGCAGAGCGCGAAATGCGCGCCGAAGCTGAACGCATGGCTCAGCAAAATGCTCAGTTAGCTCATGCAGCGGCTGAACAAGCGCAAAAAGCCCAGAAAGATGTCCAAGACAGCAACCTTCAATTGCTAAATAACGCAATTGATGCGTTCCAAAAGGACAACGACAGCATTAAAAGCCAGATAAGGGACGCATTGCAAGCTGGCGATTACGACAAAGCGGCTGATTTGCAGTCTGCAATGTCAATGAACAACGCCAAATTGCTGCAATTGCAGAATGGCAAGGTAGCATTGCAGGAGCGTTTGGCTCAACCTGTACAACCAGTGCAGCCTCCGCCAACATTTCAGCGCAAAGATGCGGTGGAAGAGCTTGCTTCACAGCTTTCTCCGCGCTCTGCAACGTGGATTCGTTCCCATCCAGAATGCGCCCGCGACACTAAAATGTTCAATAAGATGGTTGGAGCCCACAATTTTGCGATTGCAGANGGCTACATACCGGATTCTGACGCCTATTTTGACTATATTGAGAGCCAATTAGGCTACAAGCAGTCAAAAGAAGACGATTCTGAGCAAGAAACGCTTTCAGCAGCGTCTGCGCCGGTACAATCGCGCTCTGCACCACCCCCTGCGCCATCTTCGCGTGCCGCTTCTGGATCGGGACGGCCTAATGTTGTCCGTTTAAGCCAGCAAGAGCGTGAAATGGCCCAGATGATGGGTATGAGCCCGGAAGATTACGCTAAAAACCGTGAACTTCTTCGTAAAGAAGGCAAGATTGGCTAAGGAGGCCCGTTATGGTTGATGAAAACTCTGGTTTGAAGCCGGTTCCGACACCCGCCGAAGCCAAAAAGATAGCGAGACAGACAATGCGTGAGGAAGATCCCCGTATGCGTGCTGCCGCGCGTGCGGAAGAAATCCGCAAACACCGTCAGGGCCAGAATCTTGATGAGATGGATCGGTTTAAGATCGACATCAACATCATTCCTGAAGGTTGGACATATGAATGGAAGCGGAAAACCTTGTTTGGCAAGGAAGATCCTGCCTATCAGGTGGAATTGTCCCGTCAGGGTTGGGAACCTGTCCCCCTTACGCGCCATCCAGAGATGATGCCGCAAGGTTGGGAGAATGAAGCCATTGAGCGCGACGGCATGATTCTTATGGAGCGTCCGTCCGAATTGACATCTGAAGCGCGTGATGTAGAATTGCGCCGTGCTAAGAACCAAGTTCGCGCGAAAGAGCAACAACTTGGCTCTGCCCCGGAAGGCCAGTTTGGTAGAGATCACCAGCAGGTTCGTCCGTCGATTAAGAAGGGTTACGAACCGATGCCGGTTCCTAGAGATTAACCCTTCGCCCCCGCTTCTAGGGAAGTGGGTTCGCTCTTTTGAGAGCTACGCGGTTGCCCGGCGCAATAGGTAGCTCATCCCTTCGGAGATACCGTTATGGCGAATACGAATGCGCCCTTCGGGTTTCAGCAGGTGAGCGGTGGTGGATCGGCCCCTACTTACGAGCAGGTGTCGGTTGTTATTGCTTACAATGCTTCCGCCATTTATTTTGGCGATCCCGTCTTCCCGACAGCAGCCGGTGGCGTTGCTGTTGATACTCCCGGCACGCAAGCTTATGGCATTGCCGGTATTTTTGTTGGCTGTCAGTACCTTTCGGTTTCGCAGAAGCGTACCGTTTGGAGCAACTACTGGCCCGGCACTGACGTTGCTTCCAACCAGACGGTTGAAGGCTACATCATCAACGATCCGAATGCTCGCTTCAAAGTGCAGGTTGGTGGTTCGTCCTCGACGGGCCTCACGCAAGCTGCTGTGAATGCGAACGTACAGTTCAACTATGGCACGGGCAATACTGCCTCTGGCATCTCTGGCGCGTATATTGAGTACAATAGCCCCGCCACGACTGCCACGCTTCCTTTCCGTGTTGTGTCTCTTGTCACTGATCCGCCCGGATCGAACGGCACCCAGTCAGGCGCTTACAACCAAGTTATTGTTGCATTCAATAACGTGGCTCCGAAGCAGCTTACTGGCCTGCACACCTAAGAGGAGTGGTGAACTATGGCTGTTAATCTTTCCGCCATTAAGGATCTGCTCCTTCCCGGCCTTCGTGGTATCGAAGGCAAGTACGAGCAGATTCCGTCGCAGTACGACAAGATCTTCCAGAAATTCGACTCGAAGATGGCTCTCGAACGTACCGCAGAAATGCGTTACCTCGGCCTCGCTCAGTTGAAGACGGAAGGTGGCCAGACTCAGTTTGATAACAACGCTGGTGAGCGTTATGTGTACAACCAAGAGCACACTGAAATTGCTCTTGGCTACGCAATCACCCGCAAAGCTATCGACGATAACCTGTATAAGACGCAGTTCATGCCGTCGAACCTTGGCCTGATGGAATCTTTCCAGCAGACGAAGGAAATCTATGGCGCGAACGTGCTGAATACAGCAACAACCTACAACGCCTCGATTGGCGGTGACGGTAAGGCTCTCTGCGCCACCGATCACCCGATTGATGGTGGCACGGTTGCGAACAAGCCTGCTGTGGATGTTGATCTTAACGAATCAACACTTCTCAACGGCATGATCTCGATCCGTACCAACTTCAAAGATCAGGCGGGCCTGAAGGTTTTCGCTCGTGCGCGCAAGCTCATCGTTCCTCCGCAGCTTGAGCCGGTTGCTATCCGTCTGACGAAGACGGAACTGCGCCCCGGCACAGCGGATAACGATGTGAATGCCATCATGTTTACGGGTGGTGGCCTTCCAGAAGGCTACATGGTGAACGACTTCCTCACCAGCCAGTACGCATGGTTCCTTCTGACAAACATTGACGGCCTCGCTTACATGGAGCGCGTCAAGTTTGAAACAGATATGCAGGTCGACTTTGTTACCGACAACCTGCTTGTGAAGGGCTACGAGCGTTACAGCTTCGGCTACTTCAACTGGCGTTCGATTTTCGGTTCGTTCCCGACTTCGTAATCTCTGGAGGGGCGGGCCAAACCCGCCCTTCTTTATCCGGGGTAAACCCGATCATACTGACAGCCCCGGCTGACGCTGCACAGACAGTGTGATCGTATCGTGCAGGAGGCCCAAATGGGTACGACTAC